TTGCCTGACCGCCATGGCTGGCGCTGATGTGGCGATCAACCTTTACGAACGCTGGGCCGCGAAGCGGCTGGGTCTCGAACAGGCACCGCCCCAGGCCGGCGAGCCAGGGCAGTGACCCGACCGGCAGCCCCAGCGGGCCGGGGGACCCTGGCGATATGGCCGGGGTACGGGGCAGGAAACCCGCGGTTCTTCGTTAGCGGACAGTTCACCAGCTTAGTGAACTGCGGTGAACTGGTTAACCCCCTGAATTCATTGGGTGAACTGGACGTTTTGCAATGACATACCTGACGAAATCGGAGTTCGCCGCCCGACGCGGATGGTCGAAATCCTACGTTTCCAAACTGGCCAACCAGGACCGCCTGGTGCTCACCGCCGATGGCAAGGTCGATGTCGAAGCCACCGAGACGCTGTTGGCTGAATCGGCCGATCCGAGCAAGGCCGCCGTCGCGGCCCGGCATGAAGAAAACCGGGTCGAGCGTGATGTGCGCACCCACCTCCAACCAGTCGGCGACACACCTGCGATGCAGCCACCGGTTCCGCAGCCCGGCAAGGGCCCGGACTTTCAGAAGGCGAGGGCGCATCGCGAGTACTACCTGGCGCAGCTCGCCGAGGCTGAATTCAACAAGGTTCAGGGCAACCTGGTCGAGCGCAAGGCGGTGGAGGATGCCGCCTTCGCTGCTGGGCGCACGCTTCGGGACCTAGTGTTCGGCCTTGCTCCACAGCTCGCTGCCGAGCTGACGGGCATGAGCGATTCCTGGGAAATCGAAAAACACCTCGCGGGTGCGTTTCGCCAAGTCTTCGACGACGCGGCGAAGATGAGCGGCGCCGATCTCAAACAAGCTATGACACAGAGCTGAGCCTATGCCCACCGGATACGCGGACGGTGCAAAGGTGTACCGCGAAGCGTATGGCCGGGGGCTTCAGCCCGACCCTGAATTGTGGGTGGACGAATGGTCTGACGAGTACATGCGGATTCCGCGTGATACCGGTGCAGCCGAGCCCGGCAAATACCGCACGGCGCGGACGCCGTATGCCCGTGAACCTATGCGCTGCCTCTCACCAGCGCACCCCTGCAAGCGCGTCATCACCATGGTCGCCTCGCAGCTCATGAAAACGCAGATCGCTCTGAATTGGATAGGCGCGCTGATCCACATGTCGCCGTCCAACATCCTGACCTTGCTGCCGAGCCTGGCCTTGGCCAAACGGGTGTCAGCGAGAATCGGCAAGACAATCGCCGCGACCCCCGAGCTGAGAGCACGTGTAGCCGCCTCCCGGTCACGGGATGCACGCAACACCATGGATACCAAGGAGTTCGAGGGCGGCACGCTTTACGCGACCACAGCCGGCTCGGCCTCCAACTTGGCCGAGCTCGCAGCGAAATACATCTACGGCGATGAGATTGACCGCTGGGACGTGGATGTCGACGAAGAAGGTGACCCCATCGAGCTGGCGGAGACGCGGGGCAGTACCTTTGGACGCAACGCGAAGTTTTACTTTTCCAGCTCACCCACCATCAAGGGAGCTTCCCGCATCGCTGACCTGTTCGAGACCAGCGACCAGCGGCATTACTACGTGCCCTGTCCAACCTGCGGTCATTTGCAGGTGCTGGAGTGGGAGAATTTGCTGTACTCCGCTGACTTCCAGACCGTCCATTACAAGTGCTCTTCACCCGATTGCGATGTGCTGATCGAGGAGCACCACAAGGGTGAAATGCTCACCAAAGGGGAATGGCGTTCGCACGCCCAGGGCGATGGAGAAACGGTTGGTTTCCACCTTAACGCTCTATACGCCCCGCTTGGTTGGACATCATGGGCTGATCTGGCCAAGCAATACGAGAAGGCCAAGCGCGCCCAGGACCGAGGCGATCTCGAGCCTATGCAGGTTTTCTACAACACCCGCTTGGCGAAGGTATGGGATAGCGCGGTCGAGCAAACCAAGGCCGAAGTCCTGCAGGCCCGAGCCCTGCAGGAAGACTATGTGCTCGGTACCCTGACTGTTGGTGTCCTGGTGCTGACCTGCTCTGTCGACGTCCAGGCCAACCGCTTGGAGGTGATGGTCATCGGCTGGGGCGTTGGGATGGAGCGCTGGATCGTAGACTTCAAGGTGATCCCTGGAGATCCAGCAGACCAGCGGACCTGGGACTTGCTGGATGAGGTGCTGAAGGCCCGATACCGCCATCCTTGCGGTGTAGCCCTGGGCATCTTGGCTACGGGCATCGACTCCGGTGGTCACCACACCCATGAGGTGTACCAGTTTTGCCGTGTGCGCCGTTGGCGCAACATATTTGCGCTGAAGGGGGCGAGCAAGCCGGGCAAACCGGTCATTGCCCAACGGCCCTCCCTGGTGGATGTCACCTGGAAGGGTCAGACCGAACGTAACGGCGCTGAGCTGTGGATGATCGGTACCGACACCGCCAAGGACTGGATCTACAACCGCTACGGATTTGAGTCGGGTCCGGGTGCGGTGCACTTCGCCAAGGACCTTCCCGACGAGTTCTTCCAGCAGTGTGTGGCCGAACGCAAGATCGCCCGCTATGTGAAGGGCTACAAACGGATCGAATGGGTCAAGGGCAAGGCCGACCGCAACGAGGCGCTGGACCTCCAGGTGTACAACCTGGCCATGGCGTATTACCTCGGCCTGCATCGCTACGGCGAACAGGACTGGGACAAGCTGCGCCAGGCGATGGCGCAGGCCAGTCTGTTTGATGAGCCATCACCCGCGAAGCAACCCGTGATCGAGCGCGGACGCGATGAGGATGATGACCCCGACGAAGAGTCAGTATCTGCGACACCGCCCCCAGCTCGGCCTGTTCCACGGGCAACTCCGCCGCCGCCTCGTCCGGCACCTCAACCAATGCAACGCCGCAGCTCCAGCAGCGGCTATCTGAAGAGACGCTGACATGGCATACACCCAAGCACACCTCGCGGCTGTCGAGCGAGCAATTGCGCGTGGCGAACGGGTTGTTCGCTACAGCGACCGCACTGTCGAGTATCGGACGGTAGACGAACTGATCAAGGCTCGCGATCTGATCCGTACTGAGCTGGCCCAGGCGGCCGGCCCGCGCTCCCGCGTAGTTCGCCTCCACCATGGAGGTAAGGGCCTGTGAGCGGCCGCTACATTTCCACGCGCTCGGGGCTCCTGGTGCCTGAGCGGATCAAGGCCAGTTATGAGGGCGCTGCCGAGGGGCGACGTTCCTCTGGCTGGGATGCGCCAGATACTGGTCCCAACAGCCTGATCATGCCGGCCCTTCGCAATCTGCGGTCACGTTCACGGGCTGCAGTCCGCAACGATCCGTATGCGGCCAACGTCATTGATAAACGGGTCAGCAACCTGATCGGCACCGGCATCACGCCGCAGCCAAGGTTGCTGGACAAGGCTCTACGCAAGGCCATGCAGGAACTGTGGGAGGACTGGGTGGACGAGTCGGACGCTGACGAACGCACCGATTTCTATGGCCAGCAGGCCTTGGTGGCGCGCACGGTTGAGCAGTCCGGTGAATGTTTCGTGCGCCTGCGGCCACGCCGGCTGGAGGATGGCCTGGCAGTCCCGCTGCAAGTGCAGTGCCTCGCGCCGGAATTCGTGCCGCACGACAAGTTCGAGGTGACGCGCTCCGGCAACACCATCCGGGCCGGTATCGAGTTCAATGGCATTGGCCGCAGGGTCGCCTACTGGTGCTACCGCAACCATCCCAGCGACAAGGCCTCGCTCAACGCCGGTTACAACCCGCTTGTACGGGTGCCGGCCGAGCAGATGCTGCACATCTTCGAGCCCCTTGAGCCCGGCCAGTTGCGTGGAGTCCCCAGGTTGGCGCCGATCTTGAAACGCCTGCGCAGCCTGGACAACTACGACGATGCGGTGCTCTTCCGGCAGGAAGTGGCCAACCTGTTCGCCGGCTTCGTCCGCAAACCGGCGCCGGAGGGGCTGGGTGGTCCGCCAATGGACATGCTCACTGGGGCGCCGGTTGTTCACGACCGTGATGCCTTCACCCCGATGGTGGCGCTGGAGCCCGGCACCATGCAGGAGCTGGGGCCAGGCGAGCAGGTCGAGTTCTCTGACCCTCCCGACGGCGGCAACAACTACCCCGACTTCATGCGGCAGCAGTTGATGGCCGCCGCCGCTGGTGCGGGTCTGCCTTACGAGCTGATGACCGGCGACATGCGTGGGGTTAACGACCGTGTCATCCGGGTGGTGCTGAACGAATTCCGGCGCCGCTTGGAGCAGCTGCAGTTCTCGGTTTATGTCCACCAGCTGTGTCGCCCGGTGCGGGCAGCCTGGATGGACATGGCGGTACTGGCCGGGGCACTCGACCTGGTGGACTACACGCTGAACCGTCGCACGTATCAGCGTACGCGGTGGGTTCCCCAGGGGTGGGCGTACATCCAGCCAGTGCAGGACGTACAGGCGCGCATGCTCGAGGTCGCGGCGGGCTTTACCTCTCGCAGCGAGATGTGCCTGCGCTCAGGTACCGATGCCGAGATCGTGGACGAAGAGAACGCCACTGACATCGCCCGCGCGCATGCCCTGGGCCTCAAATACAACGGCTTGTCGGCTATCGATGACGAGCCTGACGACTCCGACGAGAAGGGGAAAACATGAAACCGCTGATGCCGTTTCGCATCTTCAACAAGGCCAGGACCCTTCCGCAAGTCGAGGATGGGCATTGGTATTCGATCACTGCCGCAGCGGAGGAGGGTGATGCCGACTCAAAGGTGATCGAGGTCTACGTCTACGGCGAGATCGGCGGCTGGGGGATCACCGCCAACCAGTTCATCCAGGATCTCAAGGCAGTAGACGACGGTGTGTCACCGGTTGTTGTGGCCTTCAACACCAATGGCGGTGACTTGTTCGAGGGCCTCGCCATCCATAACGCGCTGAGCCGCTTGGGTGAGCGTTGTACTGGCCGGGTCGATGCCTTGGCCGCCAGTGCAGGCAGCGTGGCGGTTTGCGGTGCTCACCGCGTGGTCATGGCCTCGAATGCCATGCTGATGATCCATAACCCTTATACCTGGGCTGGTGGTGATGCGGACGAGCTGCGTCGGGTGGCTGATGTGCTCGACCAAGCATTCGAGGTGATCATTGCAGCCTACAAGGCCAAGGCACCGGACATCGATGAGGAAGAGCTGCGGCGTTTGGTCAACGCCGAAACCTGGCTGACGGCCTCCGAGGCTCTGGCGCTGGGGCTGGCCGATGAAGTCGGCGATGGTGTCAAGGTAAAGGCTTGCCTTGGGCAGGGCGCTGCCATGGCGCGCTACCGTAACACCCCGCAGGCGCTGCTGGATCAGCTCAAGGCCAGCAAGGATGAGCCAACCGAGCCCGTTGTCGATGAGCCCGGAAACGAGCCTGCTGCACCGCAGCCGACAGCCAGTGACTCGACAGCGTTGGCCTTGATGATCACCAAGGCTTGCACCCAGGCCGGCATCAGCAATTTGGTCGAGCCGCTGATCGCCTCGACCAAGCTTGCGGACGAAGCCACGGTGCAGGCAGCTCTTACCCGCGCCAAGGCGGTGCGGGATCTTTGTGTCGCAGCCCGCTTGCCCGAGATGACCGGTGAGTACGTCCAGGCCGGCCTGGACGCGACCGCAGTACGGGCGCGTCTGTTCGACCAGCTGGTCGGCAGCGGCAAGGGCTTCGAGATCGACAACAGCCTGCCGCCAGCTGATGACCTGCCTGAGAAGGTTCAGGCGAAGGCACCCAACCCCAGCAGCATCTGGGCTGCCCGTCGGCAGGCCACACAATCCCGTCCCGGCCAAGGAGCCTGAACATGAGCAAAACCTATGTAGAGCCGGTCCATGCCGGCGAATTCCTGCTGTCCGAAGGCGCCGGTAAGATCTCCCGCGAAGTCATCGAATTGGCCCCCGGCGAAGCCCTGGTGGCAGGCCAAGTGCTCGGGCAGCTCACCGCCAGCGGGCAGTTTGCCCCGTACAGCCCTGAAGCCGAGGACGGCAGCGAGACGGCCAAGTGCATCCTGTTTGCTTCTGTCGGGTCCTCCGAGGTGGTACGCCGTGGGCGTGCTGTCGTACGCCTGGCAGAGGTGAGCGAGGCATTGCTGACCGGCCTCGATCCTGACGGGGAGAAGTCCCTGGCGGCCCAGTTCATCATCGTTCGCTAATAGCGACACCCTTTCACCCCGACCCCGCCTTGTGCGGGGTTTCGCATTTTTGGAGTGGCTCATGGCCGACATTGATATTTTTGAAGACAACGCATTCACCGTCCCAGCGCTCACCGCTGCGATCAACGAGCAACCATTCGTACCAGGGCGCTTGGCCGAGCTGGGGCTGTTCGAGGAGGAGGGCGTCACCACGGTGACTGTCCAGGTAGAAAAAGACGGCGAGACCTTGGCGTTGGTGCCATCCGGTGAACGTGGCACCTCGGGGCTGGTGGTCAACGGCAGCAAGCGGATCCTGTTGCCCTTCAACACTGTGCATCTCCCTGAGCGCTTCGCCATCAAGGCGGATGAGATTCAGGGCATCCGTGCTTTCGGTGAGCAAACCGAACTGCAGGCCGTGCAGGACGTCGTCAACAAGCGTTTGGCGAAAGCCCGTCGCCAGTTGGACGCTACGCATGAGTTTCATCGCATGGGCGCCCTGAACGGCGTGGTTCTGGATGCGGACGGCCGTACGGAACTGCTCAATATCTATGATCGTTTCGGGCTCGAACCGATTGAGATCGAGATGGAGTTGGCTACCGCAGGCACCGAGGTCCGGGTGAAGTGTGTCGACGCACTGGATGCACAGGAGGAGGCGCTTGGGGCGACTACCAGCAACGGTGCTCGAGCGTTCTGCGGCAAGAACTTCTGGCGGGCGCTGATCTCGCATCAGAGCGTTAAGAAGACCTACGAAGGCACACAATACGCCGCTGCGCTGCGTGCCGATGGTCGCGAAGCATTCGAGTTCGGTGGTATCACCTGGGAGCGCTATCGCGGCAAGGTGGGCGGCATTTCCTTCGTGCCGGATGACGAGGCCCGCTTGGTGCCGGAGGGTGTTCCCGGCCTGTGCTTCACACGTTTCGCGCCGGCCGACTACATGGATACGGTTAATACCGAGGGGCTGCCTTACTACAGCCAGCTGGAAATGATGCCTTTCAAGAAGGGTGTAGACGGCGAGGCACAGTCGAACCCACTGCACATGGTTACTCGCCCTCGCGCCATTATCCGCCTGAAGCGCT